CATCTCCCATGTTTAATCTGTCACCAATGGCTGATTTAAATGGAAACGGTATAGTAGATCCTTTTAATCTTTTATCATCTGGTGCTTTCTCCATGATGTAAGACCATCGTTTTGGAGTGAATAGATTGTGTGTATAAACTAACCCATTAGCAGTTGATAAAAATGCTGAAGCAGAATCAAAACTGATTGTAAAATTTGAATTGATCAGTTTTCTAACCTGTCTCTGTACCTGTGTTAAAAAACAAGCCCAGTCCAGTTGTGATGTGCCTAATACGTGCATCCAATCCTTGCCTTCTAATTTCTTTTCATCTCTCATTATGATCAGTCTTCGAAGCATTACTTCCATATCACACATATTGATACCACCCATTGCCCAGCCTTCAAATTCAAAATCTTTGACTTTGTCATACCAAATCTGTGCAGTTTCCCAATCGTCACCTTGTAGAACGTTTAGGAATTTGGTCTGTCCTAATCTGTTCTTTTGAAAAAACTTGTTATTGTATATGGTACCATCCAGTGTGTCTTGGAAACTCTTAAGTCCTGTTTTAGGAGAGTTTAGTTCATCTGCCGCCCAAGTGGGTACGTCCAGTGTCATTGCCCAATCTGATGTGAGTTCTAACCAGTTTAGAATATCTGATCTTACTTTGTTGGCTTTGTTACCTTCAAAATCTTTCCAATCAAACTGTATTACTCCTCGACCGATTTGATATCCACCTGAATCACCCACAATAGTTGAAAATTTTCTATCTCGGTTAACACACATAGAATCTCGATCATTTACTTTGTCCATATCAAGACAGGCATGGCCTGCTGAATACAGTGCTGTAGGATATGTAAAATATCCTTCTTTAGGGTTTAGAAAGTTTAAACCTTCTACTCCTGAATCAAAACCTTTAGGAATTCTGTCTGCAGGTATGTGAGCACCTTCTGTGACTCTCTGTTTGCTTATGAAAGTATTGTAAAAGTTTGAAATAGCCGGCAAGAACACTGCGAAATCTCTACTGTGTTCGCCTAAGTGTTCCTGCCTTTTATTTTGTTCAGTCATTACTGCGCCTGTGCTGGTATAATGTATTGATACTTGCCCAATCCTGAATCTACAGTAACCATCATTGCTCCTTCGTTAGAGAAATGTAGTGTTACTTTAGCAGAATCAGATAATCTCAATATCTGTAATACCTGTGCTACCGGCCAACTCCAACCTTTATTTAGAGTTCCTTTCACTCCTTCAGCAAAAACAAACTCTCCACCATGTGATGATTGATCACCAAATGTGAAGATTAGATTACCATTCTCTGTTCTTACCACAAAAGAATTGTGTTCTGTGTTTGCTACGGATTGAAAGTTGAATCTTTGTACACTTGCCACTGTGGGTTCAATCTCAACGTCCCACTTAACACCTTTAAATTTTACAGTCTTAAGTTTTTCGTTGATGATCTCAGCATTCATGAATCTGTAATCGTTTTTAAAGTCTCCTTTTTCATTCTCAAAGTGAATACCTGTTGGAGTCTCTGCACCATTTCTAGTGCCTGAGAGTACAGTTATGTTTGCTTTTTCTTTGTATTCTGGGCACTTCAAGTGAATATCTAACTTATTCAATTGAGGCATTCCAAAAGTACCTATCATTTCTGATTGTGGCTTGTGAAAAGATCCTTGTAGGATTACTGATCTGTCTTCTGCCATTGAGTCCACAGCAGTTTCTTCACTGGTACCCGTGATTTTGACAAGATCTAGGAATCCTAAGCCATGCGTGTGTTTGACTATGTCTTTCAAGATATCTATCATAATGTTTCTATTATAACAGATATTTAGATTAGGATCAACTAAAAGATTTATTTTTCTGTAGGAATTTCCAATACTTTGTACAGTACCGGATTATCTTTACCAGGTTTTTGAAATACAGCATAATTAGCACCTGGTCGGAATTGATCCATTTCAATTACTGTATACCCAGTTTCTTTGATAATTTCTTGCATAGCAGTTTTGGTATTATAATTCCAGTAGCCTCGTTTGGCTTCGTGTAAATCTTTTTCATAGTGGCAATCTGCATAATGAATTAGGCAATAACCGCCTGGCAGTATCACTCGATATATGTCTCTGAGGTACTCTTTTATGTGTGCTTGAGTAAAAAAAGGAAACGTGTCCCAAGAGAAAACAAAATTACAACTGTTGTCTGGTATTTGAGAGCAATTGGTTCGATCGGTGGTATAGAATCGTATATATTTGTGCTGTTTAGGATTGAATAACTTTTTAATTTTAGATTCACAATGCGGTAATAGATCCACATAAAAGTTCAATCTCCAAGACAGGAACATACGTGAAAATCTGCCATACCCAGGACCAATCTCTAGGCTGTTGTATAGATGTGATGCTGACCCTGTTTTAGCAAATTGAAATATTTTTGATTCAATCAGTTTAGTGAGTAAATCTTCATACACAACATCTTTCCTTGCGTGTCGCCAATCTAGATCTTTAGCATACCAATCTCTAGTTTTATCTAACTGTGCAATTTGATCATCGTTATAAGCATCTACCTGCAGTGCTAGAGATTCTAATCGTTTAAGGTACAGATCGATAAATTCTTGAAAGTTTTCACCTTTTAACTTTTTGAGAGTGTCTATTGTAAGTTTTATTTCTTCTATGCTGAGCATAGTGTTATTTAAAATTCAAACAGTTTATTAAATGTGTTTGTGGTTTCTGTGCTCTGTACGTCCCATTCCAACACACCGATAAGGTTATCTATTTTTTGATCCAATATAGTGGCTTCCATTGCTTCAGAATCAAATGGCAACTCTTGGAACCATTGTGGAATACGCAATTCATCCACAGGATATGCAATGGATGTATAACCTAGAGGATTGTTTTTTAATTTACACACAATCACTTTGGCACCATCTGTGATAGGCAGTGAGTATCGATCACCGTACATCTCTCGACAACTGTTCCAATTTATGGATGCTCGCACGTGACCTGGCATATTGGCTCTGCCTTCTTTGGTCTCTTTGGCCAGGTATTCTGTCACATTGTTTGCACGTTTGGGTGATCCTTTCTCCCAACCTGGTCTTGCTTTAAACTCTGCTCGGAATTGGGATATTCTTTCCAGCACATCTGCTTCGGTCTTATTAGTTAATACCATCATTAATAATTCAGATAAGAAGTCTTGTACAAATACCGGAGTATCTGATCTTTTTAAATCCAGTCCCATGGCTTTCATCTCACCTGGTGAGCCTGCTGAGTCCGTTCTTTTGCCTTCTTTGTCAAAATACAGCACAGCATATCTTTTCTTGGTGATGAACAAACCTTTAGATGCTACCAGTTCTCTGCCTGCGGCAATCACTTCACCTCTGGTTTTTGGACAGTGAAATGCTCGAGTCATAAAAGCAGTGAATGAACTGTTTACTTCATCTGCTATTTTGTCATAGAGAGCAACGATATTTTCTCGTTGCCATGGTATCTGTCCTGCCGCAATTTCTTTTTGTAGAGGTTTGTATGCTGAAAAATACACAGAGTCTGTGTCTCCGTATATCACAGAATCACCTCTGTGATCATATGTGCCTGTGATTACTTCATTCACTTTGGCCGCCATATGCTTTGTGATGCATCGTCCTGTCAGTGTTACTGATTGTCCTATACGTATGTCAAAGAAACGACAGCCTGGATTTAGAATAGCACCATACAGTGAGTTTAGATTAATTTTTTTAACCAATTGTCTTTTATCCCAAAACTCTCTTTCAATTTCATTGTCTGCAGAATCATACATTTTTTTCTGCATTTCTTTTCGCTCAGCATACCACCTTTTTAGCAGTCCCGGAATAATGGCTTCAAATTCATATGTAAAAATAGTTCCGTTCGCTGACAGCATCCATTGATTATTGCCATCAAATATGATGTCATATAATTGTGCCGCTGACATTTTAACAGATGTATTGTCTGCCCAATCTACAATAATTTCTGTGGCTCGATCCTGTCGCATCACTGCTTGATATTCCCAACTGCCAAACTGATTATCCCAAGCCGCCGCAAATGATTTTTTTTGATGTATGGCTCTGTTTACTTCTGCAGACGTGATCACAGGACGTATCTGTCCCACAATACTTTCTGGCCCCATATTAAGAGCACGAATCACAGATGGATACAGTGAATTAATGTCCACAGATCCTATCCAATCATGCAGTCCTTTTTTAGGAGTGGCCACATAAGCACCTGCCGCAGTGACGTTTTCACCTTCAGTTCGTTTGACTCTGCCTGGCACAATCATGCCTCTTCGATGTGCTTCGTTCACAATGGCCTGTTCAGTCACTGCCACAGCACCCATAGTGGTTTGTAACAACACAGTGTTCTGATGGGCAATTTCGTTGGCCAATTCAATAAATTTTAATTTCTTTTCTAATTTAGATAATAAAGCACAGTCTTGCCTGTTGTATTCAATGAACAATCCAAAGTCGTTGTTATACAGAGCATCCAATGATCCTTCATACACAGTTTTTCTTTCACCTAGTTCCCATTCACCTATAGCATCTAATCTGTATGAATGTCTTTCCTCATAGGTATATTTTCTGTAGAGTTCCAGCAAGTCTAGATGTACTCTGCCTATCAAATCATAAGACAGTTGTTCTCTGCCATACTTTTCAAATGTTCTTTTCTTGGGTTTCTCACCCCAAAAACATAATCTACGAGTGTCATCAGAACTTAAAACTTTCTGTATTCTACCCACAGTATAGGGAATATCATATCCTTCTGAGTTCCAACCGGACAATATGTCTGCGTCATCAATCAGTGTGAGGAACGCATCCAACATCTCAGACTCCTTCTCAAACAGCATCACATTCTCAAATCTTTCAGTAGCCATCTTTGCACCTGCCATGTTCAGTGTCTTAGGCGGCACAGCAAATGTAACTAGTTGATCTGTCCAACTGAGATAACAGGTTATGGCTGTGATAGGCATGAATGGATCATCTGTGGTGGAGTATCCTCGTTTAGGGTCAAAGTCTACCTCAATATCAAAAAATACCACGTTTAGTTTGGGAGCATCTTTACCTAGATAGTTTTCTTCTAGACAACGAAACACAGGATTGATATCCTGCTCATACAGTTTTTTATTTGATCTTATTTTTTGTTCTTTGATGAATTCTTTCCAATTACTACACTGTACTTTTTGCAGTGTTTCTCCGTATATGCTTCTGTGTTTGCCTCGAGGATCTGGATAGTAGAATAGATATCGAGCATCATAGTCTACAAATTTTCTTTGACCTTTGGAATCACGTTCCACTACATAAACTCGATCCTCTTCTCTCTTATAGTATGCGTCAATATAACTCATTGTTTACCACCAACCTGCCGCTCTGCCAAAGCCAAAAATGTTTACGAATCCAAAATAAAAAGTAATCATCATAACCCAAGCCATATTTCTTCTGTAAGAAGCATAACACTGAGTCACTGCACCTACAAAAAATGCTGGATACACAATCATCATATTAGGATTATTTGCTGTGATTGCAAGTGTAAGACTAGCACCCACAGTGAATATGAAACTGACCAGTTCAAAACGAAATGCCACAGGATCTGATCGATAACTGTTAATCCAAAAATTCTTAATTTTTTCTAACATTTAAAAATATACTTTAATATTGCCTATTATGTTCATCACAGTAAACCACGATGCCAATACAGTGGTCCATATGATTCTTCTTCTGTAAGAACCTATGGCCAATGTTGATGATCCCACAAGGTATAGAGGAAACACCATATCCATCCTAGGATGAGGTGATGTAAAAGTTAAGATACATGATCCTGCTATGGTAAAAATAACTGAAGTTAGTTCAAACCAAAATGCTGTTCGATCTGTTCTATAACTTGTGGTCCAAAAATCTCGTATAAGATTCCACACTAGATTTTGCCTGCGGCAGTTAGTATTGAATCCAATAGATCCATATCATCAGCAACACCTTTGTAGTTGTCTCTGTGAGCAATGGATATTGCTTTGTTGATTATGGCTGGTTTAAGTTCTAGCTCTTCTGCCAGTGCTTTTACTGTGTCTTTTAGTCCTGCTTTCAAATCATCCACTTCTCCTAATACCTGAGAACCTTGATTGATAATTTGAATCAGTTTTTGTTTTTCTGCTTCGTTGAAGTTTCTTGTCGACATTATTATCTCCTTTTTATTATTATACTGTAGGATGCCTAAAAAAGCAATTACTTTTTAGGTTTAGTTGCGACTCTGATAGGTGCTTTACCAGCAGTGCCGGTGTCTTTACCACCTCTGCCTGCTTGAGTCTGTGCGGCTCTTTTTCTTGTGACTGCTGAACGTTTCTCTTTGTCGCTCATGCTGGATGCTTTTGCGGCTGGCACACACTTGGCATAACCACGTTTGGAACCAGATGTGCCACACTCTGGATGTCCGCCACCTTTTTTCTTTTTGGCAATGTTGACCCATCGCTGTTTGAACCACTTACGCAGTCCACCTTGATACTTTTCTGCTATCATAGGCGTGCCACAATGTCGGCATAGGCTGATACTTTCTTTTAATTCTGAAAACATTTTGTTAATGGTGTCTTGTGGATTGGCTCGCATCATCTGTACCGGTGTTCTTGTAAATTTTTCTAACTTTTGTAATCCTCTGGAACCTGCTGATACCGGTGATTTTATTTGCTCTCCTGAACCCACGTGTCCTCGATCTTTTAATTGAGAAACATTACGATAGTATTCTTTGAAGTTGTATGGTATCATTGACAGTATTTATTTGTCTTTGGACCAATTGTCAAATAGATGCTTGAGTGTGCTACCAGAGTTCTCTCCGTTAGCAGGCACATAGTCTCTTTTAAGACCAAACCCTGGTTTACCTTTTACTTTGTGATGTATTCGTGGATCGAAAGTGGTGTTATTTTTTCTTGCCCATTCGCCATCCGCCGCCCATTTTTTTGTATTCTTTGGATGCCCATGCGTTTGCGTAGGCTGATGGGTAGACGTCAAATTTTGCTTTGGCTTTTGACTTTGCTTGTGACCATTTTTCTGGTGAGGTCGGAACCGGTTTTTTTGTTTCTGATAAATCATTTGTGTATTCTATTTCTAAGTTTTCTTCAACCATATCGCCTAGATAACTGATAATCTCATCTCGGTCTCTCATGGTATGAATCACTACTGAATCGTAAGCACCTTCTGCTGGTTCAACATCAACCACCAAACTGCCTATGCCTTGTTCAGCACTGTTTTTCATAATTTCTTTTTTAACTGCTTCTGCATCTGCATCTGAGACTGGATTTTCTCGATCAAAATCTCCTGCAAGTTTGATTACGTGTGCATGGGATTCATCACCACCTTCATAACCAGATGCTTCTTCTGCAGGTTGTTCTTCTGCAGGTTGCTCCTGTACCACTTCATCTTTGGCTTCTACTTTTTCAGCATCAGCAATAATTGATTTGGTTTCTGGAGTTTTAATTAAAAAATTGTCTTCTTTTATCTCTACTTCATTGGCAGAGAATGAGTTGTAAAGTTCTGCTAATTTATTAGCATCTGCTTCTTTCACAAAATCTGTGATCTCTTTGATAAAAGTTTCTCTGAATGCTGTGTCGTCCAGCGTGGCTTCTTCTTTTTCTTTTGCTTTTAGTTCAGCCAACTGTGCTTCTAATTCAGCAATTCTAGATATTCTTTTATCTTCTTCGGTTACAGTTTTTGTAATTTTGCTACGTATTGAATCATCTGCATCAGATTCTTCAATGGCTTTTGTAATAGATGATTTTTCAGCAGTGATTGATTCTACCAACTTCTCTGCTTTGGGTGAAACTTTTACAGGTTCTACATACTCTTTAATACCTGCTAGTTTGGCTATGTCTGCTAGAGTAACTTCTTTTTGATCCAATATTCTTGGTTCTTGTCTTGCGGCTTCCATTAAAGATGCTCGCTCTTGATCAGGAGTCATATTGCTCATTGCGTTTAAACGAGCAACTAGATCTGCAAAACTATTATCTACTTTAGGTGTTTTTGACATATGTGATATTTATTACAATGCTTGGGATTATTTAAGACGCTGATTTAGTAATATGGCCAGTTTTGACTCGTAAGCAATGCCTTCTGTGGGCATGAACTTGCTGTATTTGTCCTGTAAATATTTTATTTGATTGAGATCTTTACCAGATTCAATTCTCACAACAGCACCTTTGAGGTCTTGAGTGATCTGTTGTGCTAGATCGATATCACCTCTTTGTAGTGCCATTTCCTTGGCATTCTTCATGGCCTGTATAACAGGCACAGAATCATTCATGGCTTGGTTCAGTGTGCCAATACCTGCCAGTGTACCTACTATGATACCAGCCGCCGCTAGTTTTTTTGCCCAGTCTCCTAATCCTTCTTCAATGCTGTCGCCTATGTCCAGTCTTTGTCCTCGGTATCTGGGTTGAGCATCAAACTCTATGTCTAACACATCGTCATCATGAGTGTCTGCTAGTCCTCTTTGCACTCTGTCCCAATAGTGTGAACTCATTTTGCCATAACCATGTCTCCAAGCCATCTGTCTCAGAGTGGTTTCATCTGTGTCTCGAAATCTATCTGCTAATTCTTTATCAGTCATCATAGCCAATCTCTGTTTGTTTTTGATGATCTGTGCTGGCATTCTTTCTGCTAGAGCAGATTCATTCTTAGGATATAACTCTTTGATTGCTGTGATTACTTCTGGATATTTTTGCATCACCATTTCTGCTTTGGCTTGAGCCTCTTGCATTTTGCCTGCTTTGATGTCTTTAGCCAGTTCAATACCGTAATTTAGATATGCTTCTGCTTTGCCCAATACCACGTGAGGATTGCCTCGCATTTCTGCTTCTGCTAATTCCCAACCTTTGTCTAGGTATTCTTTTTCTCGGCTTTTATCAATAGTAATAACTTTGCCATCTTTTTGAACTAATATTTCTTTGTTAGGGTCTACCAATTGTCGTTGTGGTTTTTCTTTGCTGTACTCTCGACACATCTTCTTTTCAACTTCGTGTACTCTTTTCTTTAAGATGTTTAACATACCAGGTTTGGTCTCTATATCATCGGCCGGAGTTTCTTTTGATAAGATTTCATCGATGTTTTTTTGAATCACATACGAATGCTTTTGTAATACATTTTGTTCCAATTGCTCTCTGTAAGGATTCAACCTTTGGTAATCCTCATAGTGGTAAACAGCATCCAACATATCCACAGCACGATTCATTTTGGTTTGTACCCATGCCTCTATGTCATCACCCGGTTTGACCAACGTTGAAATTTTTAAACAATATTTTGCAATCTTGTACATTTGGCTCTTGGCCATGTGTCCCTCGCCGGCATCTTCGGACATTTCCTGACCTTCTAGATAGTGTCCTACGGATGATATGTATGAACTGGCTAGATCTAATTTTTTTGCCACCCAACTTTCCATCTCCTGGTCGTTGTCGATCATGTTATGAATTTTTATGGCATACTTTCCTGCCCTGATAGTTTGATTCAAGAACATACTTGCTTCGTATGTGTCAGGCAGTACAGGAGTGTTCAATTCGTTTATTTTCATATCAATATTTATTAGTTGAATCCAAAGTGTGTCACCTCTGGATATTTTTGAATTATTTTTCTTGCCAACTCGTTATGGTACTTCACTTGTTGATTCATGTATCCTTCCGGCCTACCGCCACTGTACATTGTAGGACCTCCTGGATTTTGGTCAACTGTTGTTGGTTCTTCTGGTGATGGTTTGCCAATGTTCTTTTGAAGCCATTGTGTTGTTCTGGCAATAAATTCTTTTGCTGGAACAGGAGGCATGTCTTCAAAATCTGGATCATATCCCAACGTGTTCAAAAAAATTCTCATACTGGCATTGCTCATATAAGGAGTGTCTAACTCCTCGTCGTTCTGCCATTTATCTGGAAAAGTCCAAATTCTCTGTTCTTTGTCTTTTGGATCTTTGTAGTAAGGCATCATGGAAGCGCCTTCGTTTATGACTTCATTAATTTTCATCTTTGTGCCTACAGTGTTTACAGCATTCGATAGTGACCGGTTTCATGTCTCCGTCGTGTA